GCCGGGTCAGTGCCAGCCTTTGCAATCGATACAGACGACATTTTTCCTTGATAAGAAAAGGTTCCACTTGTTACGTGTAGGCGGGGAACCGGGTCGCCATTATGCCACGTTTGAAACGCACCTGTTTTAAGCACGTCTCGCCAAAAATCGTAGGGTTGGAGAACGAGATTCGGGTTCGCGGCAAGGCCATATTTTTCTGCAATCATGGAGGCCCACGTCATGAAACGATCGTAATCGTCTCGTCCATGATAAACCAGTTCTTTAGACACTACTGTAAGTGCGACACACGCATGGTCTCTGTCAGAAAGGATCGACTCCTTCTTCCACATCAACGTACGTGCCAACGACTTCTTCGACAAGCGCGGAATATATGACTTCAATTCCTCGTCCCAATGGAACGTGCGCTTGAGAAAAGACGTTTCAGCAATCGGACGCTCCTTGATGGAGCCTTCCTTTCGCTCGTCAGTCATTTCTAGTCCGAGTTCATCGCGCCAAATTTCTTCGTAACGCGGGTGAACCCCATCAAGAGACGCTTTTACGTTATCATCACCGTAGTGACGCAAAACGTTTCGCATCTGGTAGTCCAAAAAGGGTTGCCTCTTCGGAATTGGGGCCACGAAGAAATTCTCCATGTACTCGGTCACAATGGCCACAATGTCATCCGGCAGGCCGTCTGGATACTTCAATCGAAAGTACACATAACGGTCTCCTAAAGACATGAAGCCACCGTTCAGCTCGACAGTCACGTCGTTTCCTGATGGATTATTGAAGATACCAAAGGCGTCTCCTTTAATCACATAGGTGGTGTATTTAAAACCAAGTATCTGTAGGTAAACAGCATAAGCATTGAGTGCAAGCACCCAAGCCACAGCGTAAAACACTAAGGCTACAAAGTCAAACATTTCACCTGACCATGACTTGTCCAAAGCTCGGACATCTCCTGCCTGGATCTTATCCAAGGCCGGATTCATCACCTTCAATGCATTCACAACGGGATTGACCTCCAACGATGTCATGTTTATTCCAACACAACTCTCAAAGTGGGCCACATTCGCACGCATGAACGATTTGATAGGTGACAACCTCTTCTTTGCCACAAAGTTACATGCAAAGGGCAGATTATTGAAAACTCGGGGCATCTTGTCCGGTTTAACTGGCTCGTCTTTCAACGTGCACAGACTAACCGCAGCAGGAATAGCCTTCTCTTCCAAAATCTTTTCCAATGCATCGACTTGCTCCCAGATAACCGGGTCCATGTGCGAGTCACCTCTATTCAGTGCAATAAACTGTTGTTTAGACTGATTAAAAGGTGGACCCACAGATGTGTGAACATTCACAGCGTGGATAGTTGAACCCTGAACACCAGTAAGAACTTCCTCTTCGGACAGTTCTCTGTATCCAGAGGTATCTAACTCATCCATACCCTGCAAATAATCCATCAAAGCAAGCCACAAATAGGCATTCTTTGGCTCCTTCAGGTTCTGAGTTGCGAACATGTTGGTGTACGGTGACACCCACTTGTCCTCAACCATCTTCCCTCGGAAGTTGGGGAGGTTCCAGTACGGAGACTTCCCACACCATTCTTCCTCCCATACTCTTGCTTCTTCAGCGAAGAGTGATGGGCGAATCTTGGTCTTCATTGACATCCCTGCAATAGGGGGGTGGATCTCTCCGAGAGGAAAGATTTTCGCACCGTGTAAAGAACACGCTGCCCACACCTCCGATTTCGCGGGATAATGGGTGAACTGGAGTCGTTCTGCTTTCGTTAACAAACCTTGATAACGAACAACAGGAGCGGCAACAGTTCCAAGTTGTGCCGTCAGCTTCTCGATTTCTCGTCGGGTAACCAAGGCGGCCATGGTAATCAACGGGTTACTCCCTCTACACGCCTCGCTTTTGACGGCGTAGTGCATAGCGGAAATGAACCAGTTTTTCCCAAATCGACATAGGTATAACATACCACAGTCGCCATCTTGCGTCGACGCATCAGTCGCCAGAATTCCATCCGTATCCTCATACGTTTGGACAATATTCTTGGCCGGCTTGTGCACCAACTGGTCACTCCAGATCTCGACTTCATCAAACTGATGCATCGACGAGTCTTGGTTCAACCAAAACTTTGACAATAAATTTGGACCTCCAAATAAACCACCACTTCTAACCAACATAATCTCTTCATTAGTTGCCAGAACGCGGCTGTTCATTATGGTTCTCTGAATCTCAACGTCTCGAATCGCAGTTCGTACAACAAGGGTTTCCCCTAGCTCTGCGACATGCGTCGGGACAAGCAGCAGATTGTGTCCAACAATAAAGCCATGCATCACGGTTCTCCCGACGACGACGACATGCGCAGCCTGAAGCTCGCGCATTATATCATCCTTCGTAAAAGGGGGATAGATAACAGCTGGCGGAAGTCCAGGCTTGTAGGTCTGATTGGCACGCAGCCAACCAAACGGAACAAGCCCCTCCGTAGCGTTTCCTTCTCTTCCTTGAAGTTTGATATTGTCTTCATCATCAGAGTCTTCAAAACTCTTCGGATCGGGGGGTCCAAGATATCGGTATATGCAAAAACCGATCGCAGCAGTCACAGCTAGTGACGCAGCGCCTGTAAACAGGCTCTTGATCACCTCCTTCACCTCATCGGACATCCTCGCTTTTATCTCATTTAAGACAATCGCGCAGGACTGTCCGGGATTTGCTAACAACTTCACTCCTAGCTTCATTCGCAGCCGAAAGGCCGTGAACTTGGCGTAGAGATCCTGTTTGAAAGCAAGTGAAACAGCCTTGATGGAGTCATTTACGATCTTGCAGGTTTGACCCTGCAACTTGATCTTATCATGACCACACCTTCGGCTAACCGGTAGTCCACACATCTGACAGATCGGTCCATCTGCAACTTTCTGCTCCAATAACGCACTCTGCCTCAGCAGATGCGACTTGTAGTCAAGTTGACAAAGAACCATAAAGTCAGGAAAAGACATCTCCACCGCATCAGTTAAGCATACGGCATTTTGATTCGCGGGATCAACCTTTGATTCATCAAACCGACGAACCTTGAATACAAACATGTCATGAGTATCACTCTCAAAAGCTTTCGCCTTATCAAGGACACCCTTTCCAACGGTAAACGCAGGTTTCGGTTCAACAGTCACATGAAAATGCCAACGGCGCCACCAAGCAGCCGGATAGGCCGACCTAGTCGTCACCTTCGAATCAAAATAATTCGACGTCTGAATCACCAACAACGGGTTCGCTTTTATCCTTCCTTTCAACTCAACAGCTGATTGCTCAACAAGCAACGGCTTAGAGTTAATGAGGGAAATAACGTCCTCGATATGGGTGGGTTGTCCTGCAGCAGGCGGGGCAACTCCTTGGTCAACGTCATCTAGCTGAACGCCCCAAATAGTATGATTCATCCCGTCATGGAAATTCACGTCCTTCACCCACTGGTGAACGGCCGTTGGATCATATCCATTCTTCGCGGCGATAGCATTAAAAATGCTTTTCGCCAACATCGTCTTGCCAACTCCAGCACCTCCATAAAGGTAGATGCCGAGCGGTTCTCGACGTTCAGTCGTCGTCAACTTCGTCAAAGCAACGGTATCAATAAACGGGCGAAAACGGCTTCTCGCCTGACGTAAATCGACATAAACTTGCGAATCATCTTTGAATTGCTCCATGATCCTCTCACCTTGACGGTAATGATCTTCAGCAAACTCAACGAAATCACTGACACAGACAGGGGTAGTCCAGTGTCCAGGGATCAACGCTTGTTTTCGCAACCTCTCCAATTCATCGTTAGCACGGGGATCGCCTAACGACGTCATGGTAATGTAATGCGTAACCATCGCTTCGGTTTCTGAAATCCACGCAGTCGGGCTCCACTTCGGGCCCCAGATAGGTTGTAAGGATTTCTCCGTCCAACACTTCTGGATCCGCTCAATGACAGCTTTTACACCGTCGATGACAGAACTCGCAAACTCTCGCGCGACCAGGAACCTCATCGCTCCCACGGTCGTATGAATCACGTCCAGCAAAGCCGGCAAAAGCATGCCTGAGAAGGCACCAATTGTCGTCTGAACCACGGGAACAACAACGCAAGTCACCAAGGTTTCCCAAAGCGGCTTCGCTATTTCATCTCGCAGTTTCTCCCAGACCTCGCTCATCGCACCTTGCAGGTGCACATGAGCTCCGGTCATCTTCGCTAACATCGATTTACTCCACGTATACAAATACTCATTTCCAGCCACAAACTGCACAACAGCAGCTAAAGCAGCCTGAAAATTCGGAGCATAGTACACGCTCGTAAAGAACGACGCGATTTGAACACTCGTGCGGGCATAGCCTTCAATCCAAGGGAGTCCCTCCATCATAACAGCAGCTTTCACCGCGTCAGACAGATTCGACTCCTTACCATTCACAGTAAAGTTCATGGTGTGTTGGATGTCCGACAACCCATCAAATTGGGCACGGACAGGGGGTAATTGCGCAGGCAGCTTGTGGCTAACCTCAACGCTCATCGCTCCTCCTTGAAGACGCAGCTTGTTCGACTTATTAGGTCGAGGGGGAGCATGTCTTCCTGTTTCACCAACTCGGTAACGATTATCAACATTCGACTGCCAGAGGGCAAGATCAAACGTCGAGGCTTCCTCAGCCTTCAAGTAATCCAAACCAAGGTTGTACCAGGGCATGTCTTTCGACATCTCAGGTAAAACCTTAGTCGCCCACTCGACAGCAGACGTAAATGGC